TTGTAGAAAATCGAAGAACGTTTATAGGAAACGTAAGAGTGATTGGTGCTTCTGGGGAGTTAGAAACGTTTGGTGACAGGATTATGTATAGTGAAATCAATAAGTTTGATACAATACTACCACATAACTTTATAGATGTTTCTAAGGGCGACTATGGGGTATATACAGCCTTAGAGGCTTACGCTGATAGGTTGGTAGCCTTCAAGCATAATCTCGTTCATATCATCAATATAGCAAGCCCTAGCCCAGCAGGTTGGTATTTAGAGGAAACAATAAAATACTCTGGTGTAAATAAAAATTTTAGCGTAACAAAAACAAAGTATGGTATAGCTTGGGTTGCAGAAGATGGATGTTACATATATGACGGTGAGAAAGTTACAAACCTTATTAAAGATAAGTTAGCGGTTAGCAAAGCTTCTTTTCTTGGAACAGGTGCAGATAAAACATGGAACGCATGGTATCGTGGTACAGCAAACGTAAAAGACCCTATGATTGGTTACGATAGCATTAGTAACTCATTGGTTATTATGAGAAGCCCCAACGATTCTTCTGATGATTCAGATGAAGGTTGGATATATGATTTTGATTCAGATGGTTGGGTATTTCACGATCTTATTTTTACAGACAGTCATTTATTTAGCAACTTTTCTACAGATTGGAACAATAATTTAATTGTAGCCACTAACAACAATGCATCACATACTACCACTAGCTTTAAAAAGTTTTTGCCTATTAGTCTCGCAAATGCACATCAAGTATTTATTACAAGAGATATAGATTTTGGTGAGCCCGGTATTATTAAAAAAGTATACAAAGTTATTGTTACTTACAAATCTAATGGCTCTGTAACAACCCCTTTTAAATATGCTATTGATGGTAAGCAAAATTTTTCCGGTGATGGCGGTGGTACATTTACAGGTAACTTAGCAGATACCAGTGGTGCATGGGACGTAGTAACATTAACGCCATCTTCTACTATAGAATGTCAAAGCTTGCAGATACAGTTTGCGGCTACTACATCTGGAGTGTATGAGTTTAATGACATTAGCGTTGAATATAGATACATTAGAAACAAAAATGTTACCTAATGGATAGAGATACTAGAAGAATCCAAAACACAAAACAATCCTCTGTAGAGTTCCAAGGTAAGCCATCTTTAAATGGTATGGTAGAAGGGCAAATTGCTATTGAGAAAAAATCAAATAGTCAGTTAGCAATATACAGAAAAAAGTTTGGACAGCTATGGAAATCATATATGTCTAACAATGGCGATCAATATGTAGATAGGACACTAACTACAAATACTTTAAAATATTCACACAAATTCATAGACTATCGTGTGTTTACACACAACTTTAGTGTTAACTTAGGTATTTCTGAAGTTTTTTTACCTTGGTCTAGCTCATCAGACAATACAGCTACAAGATGTGATGTGGGTTTTTTAACTCCATTTAAAATGCATTGTTCAAAAATACTATTTAAAGTTCCTGTGTTTGAAGACAACACAGATGATATTCTTTTTAAGATAAAGAAAATGGACGATGGAGATGCAACAGTTGACGAGGTTTGCACTTTCCTGTATGATTCTTCAGCTTTAGGTAACACTGTAGATAACACAACTCTTACAGTAAATGAGTCCGACTGGAGCAGTTCGCCAACAATAGAATCTAATGATGTTGCAATGATTAGCATAACACCATCAGACACTGGTATTACAACAAGTGTAAAAGAATTTTTTGTTTCTTCTTTATGGCGAGTAGAGGTGGAAATATGATAAAAACTTTATTAAATTCTAAGGAATTATACCATGATTGAACATTCCTCAAAATCAAAAGGTTACTTACCTATGAAATCCGGCCCTAATATGATGGGCTTTGACATGGGTAAATCCGGTAGCCTAATGGAAATGATGCAAGTTGGTGGACAACCTAGTCGTGGTGCGGCTATGCTTGCTCAGGCAACACAAAGACAAAGCGACATTAAAAAACTAGAAGATCAACAAAGAGCAGAGGCCAAAAGACAGAAACGTGGTGGTTTATTTGGTAGCATTGGTGGTTTAGCTGGTGGCTTGCTTGGTTCAGCCGCATTAGGTGCTCTTGGTATAAGCACTGGTGGTTTAGGTTTGGGATTAGCCGCTGGTCTTGGAACCGCTTTAGGCAGGAGAGCAGGTGAAGGTATTGGTGCTGGCAAAACAAGAAAGGCGGACACAGAAGGAACTGTATTTGCACAGCAGGCTTTTAGAGATGTAGAACAAGCTAGTAGAGATTACACTAGAGGAATGGGTGAAAGAGCAATAGTATCCGGTTTAAAGGCAGGTCTTTCTGCTGGTTTAACTCCGGGTGGTGGTATATATGGAAAGGCGAAAAGTTTTGGAATAAGAAACATGCCAAGACAGGCATTTCAAAGAGTTGCTCCTGTTGCAACTGATGTTCAAAATATAGTATCTACGCCTATGTCTGCTGATTTACCTAGTGCTATATCGGGAACAGAAGAAGCTTACTTGCAAAGTTTATCTGCAATGGATGCTTCTAACGTAGATAGCTTATCTGGTCTAATTGGCGGGGCTCAGGATTCTGCTCAGGCTTTTGCTAATAGGCCCCAAGGATTAGAGTTTTTAGGTGATTCTGCAATGGGTGTGCCATTGGAGCCTATAACATTTGCAGGAAGCTCTGGTGTAGATGCTTCAGATTCTAATCTTTTAGGCTTGGTTTATAGAAGTCAACAAGGCCCTTCTGAGTCTGGTGTTGGTTATAACAGAGGTGCTTTATTAAATGAATTGCTTTCTGCATCGCCATATCAAACCAATGTAGTTGCAGGCATGGAAGATGGTGGCCTTATTGAATATCAGTACGGTGGGGGAGTTGGTGGAATACAAAGTATTTTACAGGATGCTGGTATTACTGCATCTCCAGAACAACTAGCTTTATTTGAACAGTTCGACCCTAGTTCTTTAAATGAACTGGCATCTGGTTTACAAAGCAGTTTGCTTTCTGGAACTCAACAGGCACAACAGCAACAAGCTGGTATGGGATTTGCTGGTTCTGGTGCAATACAGCAACAACAAGCACAGCAAAGAGAAAGTGCTATGGGTCAACTTGAGTCTGCACAAGAAAGAGCGGCTAGACAATTTGAGTCACAGACATTGGGAGAGGCGGCTAGCTTGATAAATCAGGGTGCTGAGTTTGGCACATATACAGCTCCACCACCTACAGTTTCAAGCTTACCAACGTCAGATCAAGGTGCTGTAACTTTTAATGGTGTTGGTTATGTTTGGGACAATGACTCTGGTCAGTACATTACTCAGGATCAATTTGAGCAAGGTATGAGTGAATATTATGATGATCTATATGGTTAAGGATAATTACGATGCCGGGACACACTAGAAGTATATACAGTAGAAGACAGAGGTTAGGCCCTACTAGGTTTGACAATCCCCTTGCAGACTTTTTAGATAGACTGCCAGATTATTTTAACGATTATCAAAGAAACCAACTAGCCCTTGAAAGACAGCAACTAGCGGAAAAAAGATATGAGGATCAGCAAGAACAGCAAGAGTTTAGAAATGAGTTAAACCTTGCTAATCTGTTAACAGGTGCTGATCAAGCTAAGTTTTTAGAAAGCTCTTCAAACCCAAGGTTGCAAAGAATAGGTGTGGAAAAGAGAAAAAGCGAAGAGTCTTTTCAATCTATACTTAACCCTGATGATATGTCTGAAGATGATGTTAGTAGAATATCATACTTTGAGAGTGTTTTAAAAGACCCTAACGTTAGAGGAAACCCTGCTAGAGAGAAGCAAGTTAAGTCAATGATGGAAAACATTAGAAATAAATCTATAGTATCTAGCATTGATAAAATTATTAGCACCGATCCAACAAATAATAGTTACAAACTAATCAGGCAAAAAGCTTTAATTGATGCACCCGGAGCCTATGAGGATATTTTAAAACTTGAAGGTAAAAAACTTACAAGGGGAGATCGGAAAACGGCACGGGGAAGAGATAATGTTTTAAGATATATAGATGATGGTGAGCCTGTATTTAAAGGATTAGAAGAGAAAGCGACTCCAAGTGCAAGATTAGAAGCCTTACAAGAGGAAATTAAAGAGATTAGAAGAAGTTTAAGAGGAAGAGAAGGTGAGACTTCAGATGCGGCTAGTGAATTGCGTAGAAGGCAAAAAAAGATACGAGATGAAATCGATAGGCTTAGTGGTATTATACCAGATCAAGGTAATTTTTTAAATTTAGATACTATGCAATCCGGTAATGTTGGTGGTTTAAATTTTAACACCGTACAGCCTGAGTCCACAGGAACTAGATTTGATATTAAACTTGATTTCTAATGGCACTAGAGTCCCTCCAGAAATTATATAATGGTGTAACTTCACAGAGAATAGATATTGGTGACTTTGACACTTTTAAAACTAAGATGCAGAACCCTGAATCTAGACGTAGTTTCTACGATCAGGTCTCTGGCTTAGGAATAGACATAGGTGATTACGAATCATTTGAGTTAAAAGTATCTTCTCCTGCTCCAGCTATAAGCGTTAGCGAGTTGTTTGTTGATCCAGACCAGCCTAAACAACAACAACCTCAAGAGTCTAATTTAGATAGGATTATTCGTTCATTAGAAGAAGGTAAGAACAACCCTCAATATATAATGAAAACCGCATCACAACCAGATGCTGTAGATAGATTAACTAAATCAGTAAGCCCACTTCCAAAATTTGTTATGGGCATACCTACATCAGAAATACCTATTGAACAACCCAAAGAAGAAAGAAGAATATTTACTCCTACAGATAAAGACGTTGCAAGGTTTTTAAACAAAAGAATGATACAGGAAGGGATTGTAAAAGAGAAAAGAAAAGGTCTAAGTGAACGTGATGCCTACAGAAAGGTTATCTCTAGTGCAGGTGGCACACCGCCTAGCGTTGTTGATTTAGCTATGGAAAAGTCTATTACTGGTGCTGTTTTTAGAATAGCTAATTTAGATCAAACTGTTTCTACGGAGGATTATCCTGCTAATAAGATTGAAGAACTTGTTTCTGGTGCTGTTGCTATGGTTATGCCAGTGGATGCTTTTTTATTTGGTATAGGTGGTAAAGCCGGTCAAAGCGTTTCTAAACTTAAAAAAGTCGGCAAGTTTGGTGACGAAGCCGCACGATTAGTTTCTAAAAAAACAGGTATACCTCTTGCTGAAACTAGGGTATTTGCTAAGGAGGCAGTTGCTAGGATTACAGGTGGTGCTGGTGGTTTTGGTGCTTTTGATGCTGGTAGAAATATAGTAGATCAAATTGAAGCTACTGGAGAGGTTGATATAATTGAGGCTTTAGAAGCTACTATGAAGGGTTTTGTTATAGGCGGGAGTGTTGGTTCTTTGGGTCTTGTTGGTTCTAAAGCAGGTAATTTAGTTGGTAGCAAAACCGCTAAAGCTGGTGAGTTTGCTGGAGAAGTTTTTGGACTAGGAACGGTTCCTCCTTTGCTAGACCCAGAACAAGAAATCACTGCTGAAGGTTACTTAGATGCGGCCGCTACTATAGTTGGTTTAAAGTTTTTAAAACAGTTTTCCGCTAAAGATCAAAGAAGAATTACAGAGACTCTTGGTGAAGAGTTGCAAAGGCAGACAGAGACATCTGGTAGGCCAATGCCTGAAGTTGCAAATAAAATTTCAAATAGGTTGAGCACTGCAATAGAACTTGCAATAGAAAATAAATACCCAGAAAAATCTAGAAGCACTATGCTAGACAAGGGAATAGATTTTTCACAAGGAACAAAACGTGAAATAACTTTATTGAGTAAAGACCCTTCTAGAAGCACGTTA